AGAGAGAACCAGTTAATTAATCTAGCGGTTGATTTAGCCGAGAAGCAACTTTTTGATGGGACAGCATCCGCGCAAGTTATCACTCATTATTTAAGACTTGGCACCACGAGAGAACGTTTAGAGAAGGAAAAGTTAACTAAAGAGAATAAACTTCTCGAGGCAAAGACAGAAGCTCTTCAATCTGCCAAACGGATTGAGGAGCTTTATGCCAATGCGTTAGAAGCTATGCGTTCTTACAAAGGTGATAAGCCGGAGGAGGTTGATGACTTAGATGACTAGATCCTATAAAGAGTTGAGTCATCTCAAAAGCTTCGAAGAACGTTACAATTACTTGAAGCTTAGAGGAATTGTTGGAGTTTCAACCTTTGGTTTCGACCGGTATCTAAATCAGATAATTTATAGATCCGGCAAATGGTTATCAGCCAGAGACTCTGTGATAATTAGAGATAAAGCCTGTGATTTAGGTATTGATGGATATGACATTTTTGATCATGTGATTATTCATCATATGAATCCTCTAACCATTCAGCAAGTTCAGAACGGTGATGAGATAATATTTGATCCAGAGTTTTTAGTTTGTACATCTCATAGGACTCATATGGCAATACATTATGGCGACGAGTCTTTACTTTATAAAAAACCTATCGTTCGTCAACCCGGCGATACGATTCCATGGTTTAAACCTTAAGGAGTTTTTATGGATAGTATTTTATTTACAATAAAGAAAATGCTTGGCGTTGATATTGAGTTTGATGGGTTTGATATCGATATAATCACTGCAATTAACAGCGCGTTTATGAATTTAAATCAGCTTAATATTGGTCCGGAAGCTGGTTATAGTATTACTAATTCAGAACAAAATTGGGTTGATTTCCTTACTACTTTTACAAATTTAGAGGGAGTCAAAACCTATATTTATCTTAAAACTCGACTGATTTTTGATCCTCCTACTAACTCATTTTTGGTTGAATCATTTAATAACCAGATAAAGGAATTAGAATGGCGTCTTTGCGTGCAAGCAGATCCGGATCCTATTGTATAAAGGAAACAAATTATGGGCGATAATATTATTAAACACGTTGGTGTTTTAGGAATGAGATGGGGAATAAGACGCGGTAAAAAAGGCGGAAAACCTGAAAAGAAATCTCGAGAATCTTCTGAAGACTCGGTAAATGTTAGTCAATTAAAGAAAAAATCCGCCAAAGAACTAAGTAACAAAGAACTAAATGAAATACTTGTTCGTATGGATTTGGAGAAAAGATTTAAAGAGAGTAATACTTCTCGTGGAAAAAAGTATTTGAGAAATTTTCTTGCCGAGAACGGACAAAATCTTATTAAGAATGTAGCCAAATCTGTAACTACAGAGATGGGCAAGCAAATCGGTACGAAAATGATGGAACAAATGGCTAAACAAAAAGCTACTGGTTAGGTTTATTATGAGTTTATCCAACAAAGCAGTTCCAATTTATTATGGTGCTTTTCGTGATAAAGTCGTTAAAGGTGAGATTCCTGTTTGCAGAGAAGTTTCGTTAGAGATGAACAGGATTGATCGATTGATTGAAAATCCTGGAATTTACTATGATGATGAAGCGGTTAATGGCTTTATCAGATTTTGCGAGCAAGAACTTACTCTTACTGATGGCAGCGATTTAGTTTTGCTTGACACTTTTAAACTATGGGCAGAACAAATCTTTGGTTGGTACTACTTTGTTGAAAGAAGTGTTTATGTTCCGACGCCAGATAACAAAAGCGGAAATTATGTTCGTAAAAGTATAAAGAAACGCCTCGTCAACAAACAGTATCTCATTGTCGCAAGAGGCGCAGCTAAGTCGATGTATGGTTCTTGTATACAAAATTTCTTTCTTAATGTTGAGACAGCAACTACACATCAGATAACAACTGCTCCAACAATGAAGCAAGCTGAAGAAGTTCTCTCACCAATACGAACATCTATCATACGTTCCAGAGGTCCACTATTTCAGTTTCTAACAGAAGGTTCTTTACAGAATACTACTGGTCTTAGAATGAATCGAGTCAAGTTGGCATCGACAAAGAAAGGAATAGAAAACTTTCTTACTGGTTCTTTGCTAGAGATTCGTCCAATGGCAATCGATAAACTTCAAGGTCTTCGTCCAATGGTATCCACAGTTGATGAATGGTTATCTGGAGACATTAGGGAAGACGTTGTCGGAGCAATTGAGCAAGGCGCATCTAAACTTGATGACTATCTGATTGTAGCGATGAGTTCAGAAGGAACGATTCGAAATAGTAGTGGCGATACAATCAAAATGGAATTAATGGACATTCTTAAAGGTGATTACATTAATCCACATGTGTCAATCTGGTACTATAAACTTGATGATGTTCAAGAAGTTAGCGATCCGAGAATGTGGTTAAAGGCTCAACCAAATCTTGGACTTACAGTTACTTATGAAGTTTATCAATTAGATGTCGAAAGAGCCGAACAAGTTCCTGCAGCAAGAAACGACATTCTTGCAAAAAGATTTGGGCTTCCTATGGAGGGTTATACCTACTTCTTTACCTATGAAGAGACACTACCGCATAGACGTAGAGATTTTTGGCAGTTACCTTGTGCATTGGGAGCAGATCTTTCTCAAGGTGACGATTTTTGTGCTTTTACTTTTCTCTTCCCTCTGTCAAATGGGACTTTTGGAGTTAAAACAAGATGCTATATTTCGTCTTTAACTCTTAAAAAGTTACCTGGAGCTATGAGACAAAAGTACGAGCAATTCTTAGATGAAACTAGTTTACAAGTTTTAGAATGTACAGTCCTTGATATGATGGAGGTATATGAGGATTTAGACAAATTTATAATCGATTTAGGTTATGATGTTCGATGTCTTGGCTTTGATCCGTATAATGCGAAAGAGTTTGTGGAAAGATGGGAAAGCGAAAACGGACCTTATGGTATAGTTAAAGTTATTCAAGGTTCTAAAACTGAATCTGTTCCTTTAGGTGAATTAAAAACTCTTTCAGAAGAACGAATGCTGGTTTTTGACCAAGAATTAATGAGTTTTGCTATGGGAAATGCTATTACCATTGAAGATACTAATGGAAATAGAAAATTATTAAAAAGGCGCTATGAGCAAAAGATTGATCCTGTCGCTGCTTTAATGGATGCCTATATAGCCTATAAGGATAACAAAGAGGCTTTTGAATAAAGGAGGTGATGCATAGTGCCAGATACGTTACTTAATAGATTAAAAAACGCATGGAATATTTTTCGGTATGGTTCTAATATATTTTCTTCTAAAGATCTAGGATCGAGTAGTAGCGGAAGACCAGATATAATAATGTTCGGATTAGGAAATGAGAAATCGCTTGTTTCTTCTATTTATACTAGAATTGGAATAGATGTCTCTTCAGTTCCTATTAAGCATGTTCGTCTTGATGAAAATGGCAATTTTTCCGATATTATTCAATCCGGTATTAATAATTGTCTTAGTATAGAAGCCAATATCGACCAGTCAGGACGTGCGTTTATTCAAGATGCTGCAATGTCATTATGTGATGAAGGAGTTATAGCGATCGTTCCCGTTGATACAACTATCGATCCTTTAGTTTCTGGATCTTATGATATTCTATCAATGAGAATAGGAAGTATTAGACAATGGTATCCTGAACATGTAAGAGTTAATGTATATAATGATCGAACTGGAATGAAACAGGATTTAATTCTTTCTAAAAGCATTGTTGCTATTGTAGAAAATCCATTGTACTTAATTATGAACGAACCTAATTCGACATTGCAACGACTTATAACCAAACTCAATTTGCTAGATGTAATCGATCAACAAAGTGGGTCAGGTAAATTAGATTTGATAGTACAGTTGCCATATGTGATTAAAACACAATCACGAAAAGAGCAGGCGGAAAGGCGTCGAACAGATATCGAAGAACAATTAAAAGATTCTAAGTACGGTATTGCTTACATTGATGGAACCGAAAAGGTTACTCAATTAAACAGACCGGCTGAGAATAATTTAATGAAGCAGATCGAGTATCTAACGAGTATGCTGCATGGCCAGTTGGGTATAACGACGGGCGTCTTCGATGGCACAGCAGATGAACAGGCTATGCTCAATTATTATAATCGTACTATCGAACCTTTTCTTTCTGCTATTACTGACGGAATGAAGAGAACCTTCTTAACAAAGACGGCCCGCTCGCAAGGTCAATCTATAGTCTTTATTAGAGATCCATTTAGACTTGTTCCTGTAAATAACATTGCTGAGATAGCAGATAAGTTTACTAGAAATGAGATTCTAACTTCTAATGAGTTCCGTTCGATTATAGGTTTCAAACCTAGTGATGATCCAAAGGCTGACGAGTTACGAAACAAGAATCTTAGCCCATCGGCAGAGGTTTCAGAGCAATCGAAAGCTCCTGTTCTTGATGAGGTTGAGAAAGTTGAGATTTCAAATCAAAATGGAAGGAATAAATAAATTATGCCTAAAACTAATAAGTACGATTTTGGTGGCTATGCCACCAAGAATGGTCTTAAGTGCACCGATGGTCGTGTGATTCTTAAAGATGCATTCAAAGATAATGATGGTATGACAGTGCCATTGGTTTGGCAACATATGCACGATTCTCCAGAGAATGTTATAGGACATGCAGTGCTTGAAAATCGTGAGGATGGAGTATATGCTCACTGTCGTTTTAATGATACTCCGAATGGACAAAAGGCTAAAATAATTGTTGAACATGGTGATGTTGCTGCTTTGTCTATTTGGGCTAATAGTTTGGTTGAAAAATCCAAAGCAGTAATTCATGGTATTATTCGGGAAGTAAGTCTCGTTCTTTCTGGTGCTAATCCTGGTGCTCTTATTGATAATGTGTCTATTTCGCATGCTGATGGAACCATTAGTCAGGTAGATGATGAAGCTATCATTTATACAGGATTGGAATTAGATCATGAAGAGGAAGTTGAGCATGCGGATGGCCCGGACGATTCTGCTTCTGATGATAATGCTGCTGGCGAAGCAACGATCGAGGAAGTATTTAATAGTCTTAGCGAAAAGCAGAAAGTTGCCGTGTATGCTATTATTGGTGCTGCAGCAGTTAAACCCGAGGAAGAGGATGACACTGCAGAACATTCAAACATTTCAAAAGGATATCGTAAAATTATGAAGAGGAACGTTTTTGATGGTACTTCGTCTGAAAAAGAGAAGAAAGTAATTTCTCATGAGCTATTTTCGGAAATTTTGTCGGATGCTGTGAAGTTGGGTTCGCTTCGTCAGAGTTTTATTGCTCATAGCATTACGAATATTGATTATTTGTTTCCCGATGCTCAGGCAGTAGATGCTGAACCATCTCTTATTTCTCGTGATATGGAGTGGGTTGCTGGTGTGATTAATGGTGCTCGCCACAGTCGGTTTTCGAGAATTAAGAGTATTCACGCAGATATTACTGTTGAAACGGCCAGAGCACTGGGTTATGTTACCGCTGCTTTGAAGAAAGAAGAAGTATTTGGTCTTCTGCATCGTACTACCACGCCGACTACCATTTATAAGAAACAGAAACTTGATCGTGACGATTTGGTTGATATCACTGATCTGGATGTTGTAGCTTGGTTGAAGCGTGAAATGCGGATTATGTTGGACGAGGAAATTGCTCGTGCTATGCTCGTTAGCGATGGTCGTGATCCAGTTGCTCAAGCTGATGACAAGATTCCGGAAGCTAACATTCGTCCCATTTGGAAAGACGATGACATGTATTCGCACAAGGTTCAAACTCTTGTTGGCGATGGTATAGATGATGTCCTCGACAAGTATATTCTCGGAAGAGCTAATTATAAGGGATCCGGATCTCCAACGCTTTATGCTGCTCCGACATTCCTGACTAACGTTCTTCTTATGAAAGATACTCTCGGCTATCGCATTTACAAAACAGAACTCGAACTCGCTGCAGCTTTGCGAGTCTCAAAAATTGTTGAAGTTCCTGTTATGGAGAATTTGGTTCGCGAAGCTGGTGCGACGGATTACAAACTTCTTGGTATTGTTGTCAATATGAAGGACTATGTTCTTGGTGCGGATAAGGGCGGT